ATATGGTTTGTCCGCCCTTCGTCAGTTTATGCATTTTTGCCATAATGTATTCTATTATTTGCCTAAGTTCCGCCGGAACTTGGAAACAGTGTTGAAAATGAATGAGATAAGGCTAAACTGAGAGATTGGGTAGAATTATTAATATATATTCGCAATATATATACCTATTTTCTACCGCTCAGACATATATTTTGATTTATTTTGAATTTATTTTGTCATTCTTGTCGGCAAGCTTTTGTGTTTAAATGTTAAATATTGCACAATACAAGAAAATATATTGTGATTTGTTTTGTTATTATATCACAATATGGAATATTTGCATTGTGATAATGAACAACAGATAATAACAAACAAAAATTATAAGATTATGAACAGTTATAATATTTATGAAGAGAATAATGAAGCAACGATATTATATCACGCGATTGCACGTGATGAGGATCAGGTAATGGAACTGGCTAAAGAGGCAGGGATTGATATGGATGGGTTGAGTATAGAACTGGAACGGTCTAATGTAAAGGATCAGTTGGGAAGAGCATTATCAGCAAGAATAGAGGATGCGTTAATATATTAATTATGGCAAGAAGACGATCTATTACCCTAGACCAAGAGTCTAGGGTAATATCCTTGTACAAAGTAGGAATGGCTATTAAGGAGATAATGAAGGAAACAGATATAAAGTCTGAGCAAACGATATATAGGATATTGGACAGCAATGGTGTGCCCCGAAGACCGAAGGTTAATGGTGTGAAAAGAATACTTGTTATGATAGAAGAGGATGTGGCAGCTATCTTGGATAAGGAGCAATCGGTATCATTATATGTCAATGAGGCTATAAGATACTATCACGGTAACCGGCATTAATTGTCGGTTATTTTTTTATACCGTATCACTTTGCACATAAAAATATGTGCAAAATATTTGCACGTATCGAATTTAACGTTTATCTTTGCTGTGTCAATTAATCAATCATAGTATTAATCATTAAAACAAAGAATTGTGAATGTACAAGGTTATAGAATCAACAAGAGAAGCGCATTTGGCAAGTGGTTTATCGGCTACGAATCAGCAGGTGGGTGGACTGGATGGTTTACAGTACAGCAGACATGGGAAAAACAATCTGAAAGAAAGCCTAAAGGTTGCTCATGGCAAGCATGGGGAATAATATGCGCAAGAGAAATAAATCCGCGTTTTGGTGCAATAGCCGAGATGCAAGAAGAAATGGACTACTACAAGGATTTGTTAATAAAAAATAAAATAGATTTCATCGGATAGTATGGCAGAAACAAAGAACGTAACATTGAGGTTGCCGCTCGACTTAGCCGAGTGGTTAACCTCTAACGGCGAGAGCGTCAATCAAGCCGTTATCTCATGCGCTGAAACAATGCGCAGAATAAGAAGCGTAAGTACAGGCGAGTTGAAAGGAGTATTCACAGAGAATGAATGGAAATTCTTCGCTGATAGTCTGAATGGTACTGTGGTCAACGAACTATTCAGATGCAATGTATCCGCACTGGTAGCACACTGTGAAGATGCAGAGCGATACGATGGTGCTGCATCCAAGTGGGGTGTAGATATAGTAGTTCTTTGCGAGAGAATAAAGTCGTTGAAAGGCGCGAATATTGATGCACTTTATACACGGGTGGAATCGTTTTGGGCAAACCCTGAAAACATAGATGAATGGGCGAAGTTCTAAAAAAAGAGCCGGGCAATCACTCCCGGCTTCATTGTCAATTAATCCTTCATAGTATAAACTACAAAGAATTGATACAAAGATAGAAATTATTATGATAACATCAACCATGACAGCAGAAGAATTGCTTGACGAAATAAGAGCTGATTATCCAAACGTGCTCACTATCTCCGATGGCAAGGACGATAAGGTCATCCGGATAATCAAAAAATCCGTTCTGTTTCCGGTGCGTATCCACTCTTTTGTCACCACTGTGCGAAAAAACAAGTGGCTGATATTATGGGAGGCTCACAGCAAAAAAGAGATAGGAGATGATTGCCGTATCTCCTTCGTCTGCTACCACGATACTGGGCATGGCAAGTATGCCTATATGCCTACCTTCGTCAATGGTAAAATGGTTCTTCTTGCGTTTCCTCCGCACATCTTTTCCCGATTTGCCGAGCGGATGGAAATTAACTTTGCAGGCACAAAACTGATAAAACGGTACTTCGAGATGAATAATAGCTATTCGTTTAACTTCTCGACCGAAGAAGTAGATGGTGGGCGCCGTGAAAATGTGTTCGCCACCTGCCGGGAAGGCATTGCGATGGGATTCAAGGCTGTAGGGTTGGATGTCTTTCTCTTAAAAACTTTCATAACTTACGATATGTGCAAAGGCGAACAGATAGGAAATTTTGCAAAAAGTGAGGAATTTCGCAGACTAGTACACGAAGAAATGAGTAAGGCAGCCCAATAAGTTGCCTTACTTTTACCCTTTCATTTTCATGATCTCCGCCCTCATTTCTATGTAGTTTTGATTTTTCCGAATTGTTTATGCAGTCAATCACCCGGTTGATGGCTATCTATTCGGCAGATCATTTTATTGCCGGTTATTTTTTTTTATTAAAACTATATTTAAATCGGATTTAAAATCACATTTTGAATTGTGTTAACAAGTGTGATTGTTTTCAAGGTTCTCTCTAATTTGTTGGAGCATCCGGAAAGCTCCGGCCATCTTATAGTTGCCCAGACATTGCTTAGCCTGCATGATACAACTTTCAACAGTAAGTTTCAAATCCGGAGTGAAAGCTGCTTTGTTAATCTGCATTTCTTTTGGAAGTTCATTAGCATGGTTATTGAACCATACGATCATTTCATTCAATTCCTCTTCGGAATAAGATTCTTTTTTTTCAGCCATAATACATAAGTTGATGTTAGTTTCGACAAAGATAATAAAAAAATAACCCCGACTCATCACGAGCCGAGGTATTTCAATTTATAAATTTAAAGTCTTATGATGAAGATTGTCTGTTGCGCCAATGTTTTCGTACTATCAGCACAACGACAAGCAAAACTGTTGCACAAACACAGGCAAAACCGATTTGTTCAGGCAGCGTGGATTCTTTTTTCTCTTTTATGGTTTCTGACTGTTTTTCCTCACGGGTATTGGAAGTGGTTCTTTTATCAGTCTTGACATTCGTAGTATCGGCTACTACCGTCTGTTTATCCTCTTTCTTATTGAAATCACCTTCTACGTGACCATCAGCCAGTAACGGAGGTTTCCCGGTCAGGCTGTCGGGCGGTTTTCGGGTATCATAGATACGAAAATCAATCACATAGCTGCCATTAGTGGTAATGAGTTCGCTCAAAGAGGTACTTGATCCGTGTACGATGTTGACAGATTCACTGGCACTGTCCTTCCTGATTACTTCAGTGTCTGAATTGACAGATTTATACGAGCTACCGCATGACAACAGAAGAAACAGGCACATGAAGGGAGCCAGTAATATATGCCGGCTTACCCAGTTCATAACTCTAACCAACATAAGAGATATCATTTATGCGGTTCATCCACCCTCTCTTAAATTTATTATTGGTCGGACGCTTGCGGCATATATCCTCAATAAAGTCGAACCGGGCAATCTTAATCATGTCGAACAACTCACGCGGGTTCTTGGCATTTACAGCGGCAATGGTCTTGGGACCTACAATGCCATCCACCGTAACACCAAGCAAGCGTTGAGGAATCTTAATTCCGTGCGCACCGGATGCCCACACCCAATCAACCAATATATTAGCAACTGATTGCGATTTAATCTCGTCAGCTTTCCATCTGTCCCAATAATGCGGCTTGAGTACACGATTAACAACATCTTCACGGGTAAGTAGGTGTAAATCATCCACATCTATATCACCGTCACCATCCTTGTCATAGCCGCACGATTTCCATGTGCCGATAGTCACGCCCATATTGGTAGCTCCTCCCAAATCGTCAGGGTCATTTACAAAACCGCCTTCCCACTTTAGGATAAACGGTGCAAGTTTTCTTACGTCAGCCATACTACTCATTAATTATAATTATTCGATTTTATTTTCTTTGAATTCCGGCAGGATATATTGTATGTTAACCGCTGCTTCATGCAAGACCTTATGAAGTTCATCTTCATTCAAATCCGTTTCATCTGTAAACTCACAAAAGATATTTCCAACCCAATCTTGAGATGAATTAAGCCGTTTAATAGCCACGCTGTTGCATCCATTTGTTGATAATAGAGATTTGGCAACCTTATCCTTAACCTGATTATCAATATCTGAATAGAACATGAAAAGATTCTTTGCGAGATTTTCTGCAAAAACGGCCACTTCACTCATGGGAAGTGATTGAATGCTTTCACGCATTCCGGCTATACCTTTTCGTTTTACCTCGAACTGCACCGAAAGAAAAGCTATATGCCCCAAGGGATGGGGTTGTACGATATATACCCTGTCTGCTTTCGTTTCATAAAGTACACGCCACAACTCACCGAACACCTTGGCGGAGTTCTCGCTGCGGTGGTAACTTCTTCTTTTCTCTTCTTTTTTAAAATATTCCACTTTTAAATCAGTCAACTTGTTTTTGGTATACTGATTATAGGCGAAATAAGCTGCCAGCAATGTTCCGGCAGCACTAATAATGTTTGCAATATCTATCTCCATTACATTCACCGTTTAATTATTATATGATAAATTATTCATCCTGTTTCCTTTATTTCTCAACAGTTCCTGTCTTTCCTGAAAAAAACGCCGAGAATTTATATATATGCAAAATAAATCCATATCCATATTGCTTACTATTCATATTTCACTATCTTTGTCAATACTTTGTTGACCTGATTCTTTCAAAACTATTATTGATTGGATTTAACTTCCCCCCATCAGACTGTGAAGCCAGATGGGGGATTCCATTATTTGACAGATAGACAATAAAAAAGAGCCTGTCGCGGTATAAACCGTAACAAGCTCTTGGCTTTTATTCAATGCAAAAATAGGAATTGTTTTTATATTTGGCAATAAAAAATAAATAAAAGGATTATTGGTAAATACAACACTCGTTTATGCAAATGTTTTGTTATGAATGGAGCAGTGATGTTAAGTTTCTGACTGTAGAGATAGTCAGAAACTTAGTTAACATATTAGATTCAGTTAAAAGGGTAAATCATCTTTTTGTTCTCCGAAATCCACAGGTGGTTGAGGTGCGGATGTTTGTACGGATGCAACACTAGATGATGCTCCTTGATAATAGGCTTGAGGCTGTTGTGGTGTGGTAGACTGTCCCGGATTACGGAGTATGGCTTTCCAGCAGATGATGGAGTTAAACCATCTTCCTTGCCATTCATTCGCATTGATATCTATTTCAATATCAACATCCTGTCCAACATCCAGCCCGAAATTCTGAATATTGTCATTCATTACTGAAAAAGCTACTTTCCTTGGATATTGTCCTGGAATCTCCAAAACAAAGTCCTGTCTTTTCCAGCTGTTCCCGTTTTTTGATACACCCGATTGTATCGGTTGTGCCACGATAATTTTTCCTTCTAGTTTCATTGTTATTTATAAATAGTTAAACACTATATGTCCGGCTTTTTCAAGCTTACGGGCATAATTTAAAATACCTTTCTTGGTGCTGAAACTTTCATCGTTCCACCAAATGCCAAATTTTTTGACTTGACACTGGTAACACCAATCTCCCAATAGATTCTCAGATATTCCTATACGATATTTGGCCATTTTATTCATATTCATCAGCCGGATTTAATTTGTCTGACTCGTTGATTGCGCAGCTGATAATATCACAATCAGTAAGTTTTCGTTGTATGATAACCATACCTCTTTTGCAATTATCGCTCTGATTGAGGTCACAATATTCCCCTCGATATAAAATATCAGAAAGTTCGTCCAAAACTTTAAATATGTCAGTGAGTCGGAGATATGTTATTCCGATTACTTCTTTATTGTATGGACGGACTTCTTCTATCCGTTTGTCAAGAGATAGACAAGCGAATTCTGCCATACATCTTGTCAGTTCCACTTTGGCAAGCAAGGCACTGTTCCCAACTCGGCATTTGTCAAACTCCATTTTAATAGAGTATTCCATTTTAAGCAGGTCAGGTTGTACTTCATCTGCAACATATTGGTTGGCATCAGCCATGAAAAAAGCCCGGTGTCCGGCTATTTTATTGATTTTCTTTTCATATTGAAGCATCAACTGTTCCAGTTTATTTCCTTGCTGTTTTACACGGAAGCGACAAAGCCCTGATTTACGTAATGCACTTAACATTTCTACAATTAAGGAGCAGACTATATCATTGGTGAACAATATGTTATATATTGCTGCCAGTGTGATGTTTTCAGCTTTTAACTTCTTGTTTGTATTATCTATTTTTCTTTCCATAAATCCATGAAATCTTTAAAGATATATGGCAGGATAATAACAAGCACAAGCATTTCTGCAATTAGCATAATTAATTGTCCTGTTCCCATATCAGTCCATTCTGTTTTTGTTATAATTCATTTTGGCTTCAATGAGTGAATCAATGTCACATTTGAAATGATGTAGTGTGCTTAGGGCAACTATTATTACATCTGCCAGTTCTTCCTCTACATCTAAATATTCTTTGATATGTGGGGAACATTCACCCGTACATTCAAAAACTTCGGCAACTTCTTCAAGTAAATCTCGGTAAAGATTGTTGTTGCTGTCATTGTCGGGGTCAATCTTTCCACGTCTTACGGCGCATTCATAAGTTTTCCCTGCTATTTCATTCAGCTTTCCCATTATTAATATGTTTTATCCAGTTGTTATCTTTCTCCAAAAACCATTGCCATCCGTTTTTCGGCTTGTATTTTTGTTTTATATATCTGCGGACAGTGGCGTAATTTAGGTGCAGTTTTTGGGCTGCTTGAGTTATTGAGTCGAATCTGTACCATTCTCCTTCGGGGGTGACTGCGATACATGGAAAGGCGTGGGCTGTTCCGTCAGACCAGCATTTGTGTCCTTTCAGTGCCTCGCTGTGTCTTTTCTTTATCTCAACGGCTCTCTCTTTGCCATAATATTCTTCATAGGATTTTCCCTTTAATCCGTGATGGTATCCCTTGTTAAAAATATTATGTCCATTGACAACCCGTGTGACGGGTATTTCAGGTTCCAGTCTTAATTCCATATAATTTCCTGCTTTTATAATTGTATCTTTTCATTTGATTTTGGTGTATTCTTTGTCTAATTCGTACTCGAAAAAGCCTTTTGCCTTATCGTAAAGTTCGTCCTTTATATCAATAAAATACATGGCGGAAGTAAAAGCTTTTAATGCAGCCTCACGGGCTTTTTTCTTATAATATCCAACCCGTTTGACAGCATTCTCTTCTTTTCTACGTTCTTGCTGTTCCAGATAACGGTCAACCGCTTCTCGTCCCCAATGGAACATGTCTTCTTTATCGGCAAAAGTCGCAGACTCTTCACGAATCAACCTTTTTTCCGGGGAAATAACATAGGCTGATATACCTTTGTGTCTACGAATGGAAACGGCTATGTCGAAACTTTTATAATTTTGTTGTTCAACATAGCCGCCAAGAGTGTAAGGAAAGTCTGTTTTTTCTATCATAATGCTTTGATATTAATAAGTGGTACAATCGTATCAATAATTTCTACCGTAGGTTCTATAAGTTCTTTTATTTCCTGAACATTTTTATATGCCATAGGACTTTCGTCCAATGTTCCTTCACATACGGAAGTGGAATACACGTTGCTCATTCGGGCTTTGAATACGTCCATTGATAATTTCTCTTTAGCTTTGGAACGGGAATATAAGCGTCCTGAACCATGTGGTGCAGAATAATTCCAGTCTTTGTTTCCCTTACCACGACAAAGAAGAATACCGTCTGCCATATTCATAGGAATCACAACATAATCATTGGCATATGCGGCAATAGCGCCTTTACGGATTATCATATCATCAAAGCTGATATAGTTATGGACTGTCTCAACAGATATTGCGGTGTTCCAGCCCAAAGTTCTGATTATGCGTTGTATAATCAGTTTGCGGTTGAAAGCAGCGTATCCCTGTGCAATTACCATATCACATAAATAGTAGAGCATTGCTTCATTTGTGAGATACCCGGAATACCCGGCAAATTTTTCCTTCAAACGCTGTATTTCTGTTTGCATGGATTGTGGCTCAACAGTGGACTTCAAGTGTTGAATTTCATTAGAAAACGCTTTTTTGTCAAATTTTGCAATTTCTGCATGGTATTTACAGACTTTCACACCAAAGTTGCGTGATCCGGTATGTACTGTAAGAAATATATTATTGGTTGACTCGGCACACCCCAGTTCTATAAAGTGGTTTCCACCTCCCAATGTACCTAAAGAGTTGTAGAATGTGGTTTCATTTATTCCCATCTTTTTACAAAGCAGTGATACGTATTCTTCATTAATAACTGGTTTGCTTAGTTGGTATTTAGAGCAGAATTTGTCCATTCTGATAGATAAGAAGATAAACAAATCCTCCTTTTCTTGTTTGGATAAGGATTGTTGGTTAATCTCAAATCCCATAGGTATGGTGGAACGGATTGCATGATTAATGTCCGGGAAAGATTCTTCTGTTATTGCGTTTTCAATTTCTACGCATAACATTCCACAACCAATATCCACTCCAATATGATTGGGATTAACACGATCTGTAACCGGCATGGTGAATCCAATCACTATGTCTACTCCCTGATGGGTATCAGGCATGATACGAACCGGAACACCGGTCGTAACCGGATTGTTCAAAATATTTTGTATCGTTCCAATAGCTTCATTTTCTATTGTATTGGCAAATATTTTACAATCCTTGCCGTATTTTCCTTGCAATTCAATCATAATCAAATTTTTTTGTTAAGTTTTTCAAGAAGTTCATTTACACAGTTTTTGCGTATTATCCATCTTTATCATGGAAGGATTTGACAGTTGTCCAAATTCCTGCAAATTTAATTTGCACTTTGTTATCAGAAAGAAAGTATTTTTCTCTGTTCCCATTACGGTTATTTTCTACTAATGTAGTTGTTCTATTGATTCTGTACAGTTTCATTTGTTTCTTTAGAATGATAGTTTCTATCAAGTATTTCAACACATTTTTTTATCCCATAATCGAAACCTTGTTTGTAACCTCTAGTATATTCCCCTATATTATATACCGCCACTGACAGACAAAACAGAAGGATACCTAAAGCCTTATGCCAACCGGGCAACGAGATGGAAAACGGCTTAAATGTAATTGTTAGATCTCCAACCCATAATAGGGCGATAACACATATAATTGTAAATAATATTGTTTTCATAATTGTTCCTTATACGTTAAACCTCTATCTCAAACTGCTCACTTTTTGCTGATGGCATACAATCAAGAAGAGAAGAACTTACTGAAACGTAATAGATACCATCTTTTTCAAGCGGGAGCCAATGGAAGTAGCGTCCTGTTTCTTCGTGCATCACTGGAATCCCAAATTTATTAAGTGGGCTACCATTTATACCTCGAAACTTCCTACGCCATTTATCAATAAATTCACGACATTCTTTCTTTCGTTTATCGATTTTCCAACACGGATGCTTCTTATCATCATTATTCGGAATCAGTTTCTTAGGAACAAACTCCTTATCATCAAATCCAATAAGAGTATAAAGCCACTCAGCGGTTATTCCAAATGCCCATCCATATCCGAGGCTATCCGGTCTTGAACCACAATATTCTTGAATCATATCTTTAGCTTCGTTTTGTTCACGCATAAGCCGTTCATTCATTTGTTTCAGTAGCTTCTCAAGCTCTGAACCTCGTTTTGCTATTATTTTCATATCTGTTCCGTTATGATTCTGATAAATATTTTATTAAACTCTTTTTGTCTCTAAAAAGCCTTTTATCCCATTGTGGATAATTGTTTCTGGGCACACTTAGTCCATCTGACAGCTTATAAACCATAAGAAAACTATCATCAGTATAGGATATTTCGATAATTATTTTGCTTATACTTGTATGGATAATGTTATCCCCGCTCAGATAACATACACTATCACCTACATTAAACTCTGTGTCTATATTCATATCTAATCGTGTTATGAGTAATACACTATTCCTTTATTCTCTACAGTCTTTTTCAGGACACAAACATAATGATCGAAAAAACGACACAGATATTCATTTAATTCTGGCTTTATAACAGACTCGTATTCCTCAAAATCATGCAGTATCTTTTCTGCTACCGTATAATCTATCGCACCTTCACAATCAGATGTTTGCAAAAATTCAATGAATGGCTTACCTATGAAGTTGTTTACGTTATTCCAAACGTACTTTACATCATGTTTCAAAACCACATGTGATATTATATCTCTGAAAGTAGAATATTGTGAATAAAAAATATCACAGTCGGAATATAAAACATCAGCTTTATAGCAGCCTTCTTCAACCGTAGGTATATGGTTTATCGGTTCCATTCCGTGCGCTTGATAAACATACCACCCATTCCCAGTATTATCATATTCCTCTCTTGATATTTTATCGCCCAATTTTAAGGCATAAATACTTAATCCCATATTAGCTCCTTTCTGTTTAGTTATACGTTAATTTCTAATTTACCCCTATATTTGTTATATGGACTTTCTACATAAAATTCCCACTCACCAGTAAATCGTAGCCGAAAGACTTGTTTTGCAAGCTCAATGACATCTTCTATTGTTTTAAAACAGTTAGTCAAATCGCCTTCATTGTAGTAATCTCCCCATCGTTCCGGGTCTTTGTCTATTTCTTCCTTAGTAAGCGGACGTTTAAGCACAAGTTCATAGATATAATGTGCCAATGGGATATTGTTGTCAAATATCATTTTACCATGTCCTGGCTCTCCGTCACATTCCATATTGACACCTTGAATCTTTATCTTTCCGTAATAATGTATAGCATTGGAAGAAATGCCTCTGAACGTTGTAATTTCAAGCGTAGCGCGCCTTTTGGGATTATCTTTGGTGTACCCCCAAGACCTTACGGCATGTAGTTTATCATTAGAAAGTATAATATCAAGACCGCATTTATCTGTAAACACATCGGGATAAACATATTGTTCCCCTTGGCTTTGTTTTACTATCTGCTCTAATGTCATATTTCCTCCTTTCTGTTCCATTATTGAATATTCTGATTAATGTAATCCACAATCTTTTCCAATCTACTTGAAGAAAACAAATGATTATTAAGCGTTCGCTTGCCTTCTTTCCATTCGTAAAATAATTGATAATATGGTGGATTGAGTGTCCGGTCAACCTTTATGCGATATTGATTAGTACCATATTCAGTTATAAGATTCTCAATATATTCGTCCGAATTTTCTAAATCAGTAACAAATACCATCTTATCAGTAGTAAGTATCATCTTTTAGTTCCTTTCTTATCTTATTTGAATTATTCTTCCTCCCCGTTGTAGAAATCCATTAAGAAATTATTAGCTTCTCTTTGAAGCCTATTCATCAACTCGCGCACCATTTTACCCTTACTAAAGACATCATGTTCGTGATACTTCATTGATGGGAATACGAGAGTAAAACATAGCGTCATTCCGTTTTTATCCCATCCACCTAAAGTAGCCCCGGATTCACTCGTTTTTATTCCGTACTCAATCCGTGCATCTTCTACTTCCTCAAGGGCTTTATCATCTACGTTGTACTTTTGCCATACGTCCCAATCGTAAATAGCAGTTGCCAGCTTATCTACAAAGAATGGAACTGCCTCTTTTTTTAATCTATATTTTCTCATTACTATATCGTTATTAGTTAATACAAATATTCTTCTGGATCATATCCTAATTCGATAATCCCCTGTTTCAATTCATTGATATTACGTTTCCATCCCAGACGATCTCCTTTGACTTCCGGGTCATTATTGTCAAGCATGAGTTGAATATCCTTTATCTCTTCGATTTTATCTTTAACTGAATCATCGGTTGAGTAACATTCAGGACATAGCATCTTGCCTTTATTCAATTCTGATTCACGAGTAGAATTTAATTCCACCCATTCTCCGCATTTACTGCATGGTACTGGCATTTCCATAATATTCCTTTTTGTTCCGGTTATTCGTTAATTGGCAGTTTCATAAAGCACATCCATATTGTCTTACTCTGTCTTCCGGTAGTATGTCCGAAAAGAGGTTTGAACGGGATAACAGACAAAACTTCCGCAGCTTTTATCTCACTCTCATTCCATTTGAATACAAGAGTGCCGTAAGGCTTCAAGACGCGCATACACTCAGTAAATCCATCGTGTATTAGTGACTGCCAGTTTTTCGGCAGTTTTCCGTATTTCTTAGCCATCCATGAGGTTTCACCAAGTGTTTTTAGATGAGGTGGGTCAAATACTACCATGTGAAAAGAATTATCCTCAAACGGCAAGTTGGTAAAATCGGCTATTATATCAGGTTTTACTTCTATAGTTCTGATTTTATCTCTGTCCTTGGCAGTTACTATTTCCGATCTCTTATCAACGAATAAGGCAAGAGGATTATGTTTGTCAAACCAAAACATCCTACTGCCGCAACAGGCATCTAATATAAGTTTTCCATTTTCCATTAAGCTATTTCTTTTGATTTCTTCAATCTCAACTTTCTCAATACTTTGCAAAGTGCTTCAGTATTTTTTCTCGCTTGTGTAACCTCCACCGCATTTCCGATAAATTTCTTTTGGTCAGCTTGTGTGCCTATTAAAACATAATCTTCAGGGAATCCCATAATCTTTTTGAGTTCCGGAATGCGAAGCATCCGCATTTTAATATCCACTATGCCATACAGTGCCATGAACTCCTTTATCTTCACGGTCATAGGACTATCATTGTTGTAGATTTCAATCGCTACCTGACCGCTTTCTGTTGCTACCAGATAAGGCGGCATCTTATCCATGCGGGCTATTAATGTGAAGCAGGGGCTATCAACAGAGCCGCCAGCACTGTTGAACTGTGGATTCATCAGATAGTGCCATTTCCTGTTTGCGGTAATGGTCTGGGAGGGTTCCTCTATACTGCTACCTACATTTGAGAATGCAGTATTCATTATCCACGGCTGGCATGTTACCAAGTTTTGTTTCGGTGTTGTGGTAACAGCGGGGCATGGTGAGTTTATATCAGACACCTGACCACCTCCAGAATATTGATTCATAAAAAATGGAGATACAAGGGAAAGTCTGTCTTTCGTCAGAAGTGTAGGACAAGGCTGATTAATATCCTTTCCTGTATCCTTAAAGTTATAAGAACACATAAATCGGCTTTCAATTAAAGCCATCCTGTCCTTCGTTGTGACCGTAGGTGCAGGAAGTTCCACCGAATGATTATGCCCGTTCCCATAGTAAGCCGATACAAAAACGTGGTGGTCTTTACAAGTGATTGCTCCAGCCGGTTCTTCCACTGATACGTTCTTGCTGTCGGGGTGTCCGCTAAACTGCTTAGAGAGGAAACAAACTTGCGCTACTCCAAGTCTGCCTTGCGTGGCTACCACCGGACATGGTTCGTCAATCCCAGGAGCGTTATATTTCCCTGTACGGCTCATAGAATTATACTTTACGAGGAAGGCATCCTTTCCTCCGGCTACAAACTTGATAAGTCCAGCATAGATACGTTCAAGCGTTTTCTCTGCAAGAGGCTTTTCCCTGAAGATGGTAGTTCCTTCATCAGAGAAATCAAGCACATCCTTTACCGGCTTCCACTTCTCCAGCCGCGAGAACATATCTTGCCTACCACCTTTACAGTGGGTCGGTTCTGGGAATACTATCGGCAAGTTCTTTTTAGCAAAGATGCCGAAGAAGCGTTTTCTTGTGGTGTAGGCACCGAAGTCGGCAGCATTTAAGATGCGGTGCTCAAAGTTGTAACCGTACTTCTTGACATTGCGCACCCACTTCTGATAAAGCCGGCCTTTGTCCATGCTGATAGGTTTCCCATTCTCATCCATATCTCCCCATGACATAAACTCTTCTACATTTTCAATCTGAATGTAGTCAGGGTCTATAACATCAATATAACGGAAGAGATGTTCTGCCAACGTTCGGCTGTCGGCATCTCTCGGCTGACCGCCTTTGGCTTTCGAGAAGTTAGTACACTCCAAAGAGGCATGAAGCATTATCATAGCATTAGGATATAACTGACGAATACGTTCTACAATAGTGCTTATCGGGAAAAGTTCCAGTGTACGGATATCCTCAATAAAGTGAAGTGCATCAGGGATATTGGCATCATGTGAAAGGATGGCATTCTTGTCATGGTTCACACAACAAACAACCTTTGCACATTTATTTCCATCCAATCGTGCTTCTTCCACACCTTCGGACAAACCGCCGGCACCACAAAAAAGGTCTATTACGAACAATTCGATATCGGACAGACCTTCTAAACTCCTTAGTATTTCTTTTAATGATTTCATAATTTCTCCTTTCTAAACAGATGGCTGAACGCATTATCCAAATCCAAGTCCAGATTCAGTTTGGACGGATTTTACTCTAATTGATTTTAAAATATTCACTACAAACAAATCCCTTTCGCGGGGTAAAGTCTTTAAATTCACAACTTCTAAAAATCCATTTCTTATCAGCCCAACCGGCTAAATCATTTTGCCATTGAGGAATAATTTGGCGTGGATCGTTCAAATCCCGGTAAGGTTGAGCGTGTGGCAAGAATCTATGTCCTTTCTGCCGCCAATGATTAATCCGATTAAATGCCTCCTTGAAATCGTCCATCAAGATGCAATAGAAAAAATATTCACCTTTATAGCCGTACTTGTCAATCAACGCCGTAGCCCGTTCACATTCAGCTATCTGTCCCGGTGTGTCGCACCCGAATCGAATACGCTTTATCCATTTTACTTGTGCTAGCAACTGAGCTATATTATCCGTCACCAACCTTGCGTCCAATCCCTGATTGAAATCTACACGAAGCTTCAGCTTGATTATCTTTTCTATCTGTTCCAGTCCGTAATCAGAAGCAAGTACATTGTTATCCATGAGGATAATATTCTTTCTACCGTCAATGGCTATCTCTTCGATATCCATATAAGGAGCAATCTTACCTTCTTTCTTGGGGACCACACACCACTTGCATCGGTTGGGACACCCACGAGTAAGGAAACCATAAGCTGTTCGAGTATCAATCTGAGGATAGAGGTTATAATCTGGCTGCATTCGGTCAATTTCAGGCAGCAGCATTTTAGCTATATCATAACCTGTACCGCCTTTCTCTATTTGGTTAGCATTGATATAATAGTTATAGTCGGGTGTGAAAGTGAAAACTTTAGCTGCATATACTTTTTCATATTCACATAGTGGATTATACCATTCCACTTGATCGCCTCTTGCTTTGTGGTAAGCACTGATCTTCATAAGTGCCAAATTGGGGAAATTGCTATCAACGGCTAAAATTCCAATATTCATTATTCTTCAGTTTTTATTAACACTATATATGAATATAGCACAAAAAAAACCGGATAAATTATCCGGAAGAATCATTCTTTTACGACTGTTTTCTTTTATAATATTCCTCCTTCCATTTTTTGAAGGTTACCTCTTTTTCATTTGATTTCATCATTTGTATGAATGATTGATGGGATTCTAATAACGCTTTGGCTTTTTCATCTCCATTTTCTATTCTTTCGGTCAGATGTTTGATATATTCTTCATAGAACATTCCATGGCTATTGTTATTTTGTTCATGGGCTTC